ATGAATATCCAAGAAATCTCCAAGAGTTTGGTTGTGGAAGGCGTTTATGAGCTTTCTGATACTCCACAACACAATGCAATACGCCAAGCAATGGATTCTGCATATCTACAAACAAAGCGTTCAATATTCCTCGGAAATCTCGGGCTGAAATCTCCGAGTGAGCTGTGGAACGGAAATGAAATACATCCAAGGGTTTTGGAGCGAGCAAAGGTAGTTTTTCAGACTCATATTGCAGGTCGAGGGAAGTCGCAAGTTCAAGTCCGTAAAGCCATCCAAGATGCAATAAAAGCGTGTCAATTCTCTCCCTGTTAAGTTTTTTATTAGTGTCTTCCTTGTAAGACACCAAAAGGTTTACATGCCATACTTTCATATCACTATAATTTTTTGATTAGACACCACAAATTTAGTGATTTATCCCGAGCCAGTAAGACTGGTTAAGCGGAGCGAAACCGCCTCGGGAGCTAAGTGATAAAATAATTAAAATGAGCAAGACATACGAATATTACAAAAATATCCTAAGCATACCAGCCAGCCTGTTGTATGAGGATTGGGGTGTAATGTCGTATGATGTATATAAGAAAAAATGCCAAAAAAAGGTATTAGTAAGGAGTAGAGATGGAAAAGGAGAAGGCAACTACGCTCTATTAAGTTATCACGATTTACCCGAAGAAATAAAAACGATGTGCAAAGAAAAATTAGGGGATTACAACAAGGTAGTACAAAGAAATGATTTAGAGCCTTACATTGTCCCCGATGCAGCCGCTATTCGTTTTTTCTCTAAACATAGAAACCCCGACGGGCGAAAACTATCGGATAAAAAGCAAATAGAAAGAGCCACTAATTGCTGTATACTCAATGCTATAACAGCTATTTTGGAGCAAAAAAATTATGCAGTAAAGAACAATAAGCAAAAGACCAAAATATGGGACAATGTATCCGATGCGGTAAATAGCTTAGATACAGAGAAATGGAAGCATAATTTGCCGACTACTACAAAAAACCTAAAAATCCGATACAAACGCTATATCAAAGAGGGCTTTTCGTCTTTCATACATAAAGGCGAGGGCAACCAAAACACAGCGATAATAAAAGGCGATATTGCCGATTGGATTTTAGCGGTTTACGCTTTACCAATAAAATACACCATTCCCGAACTCATCGCCAAATATAACGAAATTAGAGAGGAAAACGGCTGGGGTACTATTTCAGAATCTGCAGTTAATCGGTTTCTGAATAAGCAAGAAAATGTCCGTATTTGGACTATCGGACGAAACGGCAAAGAAGCCTACGACCGCAAGTTTAAACATACATTGAAAAGAGATAAACGCCGTTGGTTTCCGAATTGCTACTGGGCAATTGATGGGACTAAGCTGGACTTACTCTATCTAAATACCGAGACCAACAAGCTGGAGGCTTACAAGCGTGTGAATATTCTTTTTGATGTGTACTCAGAAAAGATTATCGGCTGGAGTTTCTCTGAAACCGAAAATATAACAGACCATTTCCGAGCGGTAAAAATGGCGGTACAAACGGCGGGCGTAAGACCTTACCTATTCACTTACGACCAGCAAGCGGGGCATAAATCCCAAAAGATGCAGGAGATTTATTCGGAGTTAGTGGCGAAAGATGGAGGAACTCACTATCCACACCAAGCAAGACGACACAGCTCGCCTGCTGAGGGAATTATTAGGAGACTTCAACAGCAATGCGTTACAAAACTCTACAATAGCGACGGTTTGGGCGTGAAAACCAAAAGCGACCAAAGCCGAATGAATGCAGATTTCATCACGGCAAACATTGACAAAATGCCAACCAAAGAGCAAGTGGAGGCACAATGGAAATTCATAGTAAAACAATGGAATAATAGCGAACACTTCGACAAAAAAGATAAAACCCGAAATGAGGTATTTGCAGAGGAAATGCTAGTAAGTGAGCCATTAGATTTAATGGAGATTATGAGAATGATGTGGGTGGAAGAAAAGAAAAAACTAATCACTTATAGAGCTCACGGGATAGAGGTGGTCGTGGATAAAAAAGCATATACATACGAGGTGTACGACCACAACGGCGATATAGACCTTGAATTTAGAAGAAAGTATGTGGGCGATAAATTCATCGTTCGTTATGACCCAGACGCAATGGATGCTCACATTCAACTAGTCAAAGTGAACCAAAACGGGGAAAAATATTTTGTGGCATACGCGGAACCGAAACGAAGTTTTGAGGTTGTACCAAAACTAATGCCCGACGGCGAAAAAGAACAAGCCCAAAAGGATATGCAAGTGGCAGAACTGGAGTATCAAAGAGATTTACAACTACTCCGTGATTTAGAAAAGAAAACGGGTATTAGCACCGAACGCCTTATCGCCGAGCAAGAAATGGCGGTTAAAACGCAAAATATTAACAGTAAAAAATTAAACATCAAAGCCGATAGAGGCGAAAGCCTTTTACACCAACTCTAAAAACAAAAAAATGATAACAGAAGCACAAAAAACAACGATTGCAACGGAGCTATTTAAACTGGCAGGAAACGGTAAGAGAAAGACCGAACAATTCAAATTCTCCCAAGTAGAGCTAGCTGTGAAACTAGGTATTTCTAACGGAACCGTGAGCAATATGATTGCAGGCAAATGGCAGAACATCGCCGATAGTATGTGGCGAAAAGTGCAGGCGACTTTAAAGATTGACCTCAATTGGAATACTGCGGCGACTTCTAATTTTAGACTACTCACGGAACTTCTAAAAAAAGCCCAAGAAACGCAACTAACAGCCGCTATAAGTTACGACGCTGGTATTGGAAAAAGCGAAGCATACAAAGCGTATGAACGCAACAACGATAATGTAATTTATGTTGAGTGCAAGAACTACTGGCAAACAAAGTCTTATATAAAAGCCCTTTTGAATGCCTGCGGTATCAAAGCAGAAGGCACTAAAGAAGAAATGATAGAGGCGTTTATTTCCCATGTGATGACTTTAGAAAACCCACTCATAATAATAGACCAAATGGATAAACTAAAAGAGGGAGCGTTTGACCTCTTTATGGATTTATACAACGACCTATTTCGTTGTTGTGGGTTCATTATTTCGGGTGTTCCTGCCTTAGAGAAAAGGATTATCAGAGGGGCGAAAATTGACAAAATAGGCTACAAAGAGGTACTCTCTCGACTTGGAGGTACTTTTATAAAACTGAACCCAACGAGCCTTGAAGATGTAATAACAGTATGTGAGGCTAATGGGTTAAACGATAGAGAGGAAGCCGAAATGATATATCATTTATCAAACGGCGATTTGAGAATAGTAAAACAAAAGGTGAAAAAACACTTATTACTTAATCAAGCAGCATAATGAACGAAGAAAACAAAATAAAAGTACCGCCTGCTTTTTCTTATAAAGATATAGCCAAACGCAAATTTAACACGATGAAATTCGAGGGTGATTGGCTAAATTTAATTGGCGAACCCGAAGTTTCGGGGTGTTGGATTATTTGGGGGCTTTCGGGCAACGGAAAAACACGCTTTGCCCTGCAGTTAGCCAAATATCTGACACAATTTCAAAAGGTATTTTATAATACCCTTGAAGAGGGAATGAAACTCTCTTTTAGAAAGGCTTTAGAGGCAAATAATATGCAATCCGTGGGGAGTAGGTTTAGTTTTTACTCCGATGATTTGGAGCAATTAAAAGCAAGACTTAGAAAAGAGAGAAGTCCGAATATCATCTTTATAGACAGTTTGCAATATCTCTCTGCCAGTAGAGAGGATTTAAAAGCCCTTTTAAATGAGTTTAAAAACAAGCTATTTATCTTCATCAGCCACGCCCAAGGTTCACAGCCAAAAGGCGAAGTAGCCGACGAAATACGCTATCATTCGGATGTGAAAATACGAGTGCATAAGTTTCTCGCCTCCCCAGCAGAAACCACCCGATACGGTGGAAACAAGCCAATGATTATTTGGGAAGAAGGTTATCGAAAAGAAAATGTAATACTAAACTAAACACAAAATGAAAGCATATAACACTTATATCCACATCCTAAGCCTAGATAGTATTTTTAGGCTACTAACATGGCAAGAGAGACTTCTGCTACATCACGGCATATCCAAAAGAAAGGAAATGAAATTCACTCCGAAATTGCAGGTCATAAGTGATTGGATAGCCCACGCTAAATGGGAAGCTCCAATAATGAAATACGGACAAGACCGCCTCCTTCATTTTGAAAACGAAAAAGGAAATTGGCAATTGATAGACGCATATATCATTCAGTATAACTACATACCAGACCAAATAAACGATTTACTAGATGAAGACCTTTAATAATTTCCAATTTGAGTTTAGGAAATATCAGCAGAAGCAAGACGCTAAAATGGCTTTAAGAAAAGCCAAAGAGTTAGAAGAACAACGCAAAAAACAGAACAAATGCAAGAAAGTATAGGAAATGAATTTTTTCCTCCGACGGAGGAGGAACTCAACGAAATCATCGCCGAGCTGAAGAGAAGGCTCGAAGATGAAAGTTATGAGGAAGAGTGGGTTAAAATCCACGAGGAACTCCTGTTTCGCGAAAAACAATTAAAAGAAACAATAATAAAAAATAATACGATATGATAACAAACATTATTTCCCATTATGTAGGAAACAAAATCAGACAAGAAAAGCTAAAACTGTCAGACGAGGAGCTATCAACTCCAGAAGAAATTTTGGAGGAACTTAACAACCTTTTTCTAAATTCATTTGTGAACGAAAACAAAACATTTAGGTTTCACAGCGAAACTACGCTAGAAAATAATATTATTTATGAAATAACAGATGATTTTTTCAATGAAAAAACAGACTTTAAAACTTTCTCTAAAAATATAGCAAAACACCTCTACGAAGTTGCCGAAAATCCAAGAGTAAAAGACGGTAATTTGTTCATTTTAAAATATGAGACAGAAGATAGTCAAAGTGTCGGAATTTTCAAAATGGAAAGGAAAGACCCGTTTTTGAAAATCAATAACGAGGAATTTACCGAAATCAAACGAGATTTTGGGTTTAACACAAAAAAGATAGACAAGGGGGCTATTATTCATAATTCAGAGCGTGAAAGCGGTTATATTGTCTCCGTTGTGGACAATAACAAAAACGGCGATTTGTACTATTGGTTTGAAGATTTTTTAAATGTAAGACAACGGGAAGATGACTATTTCCATACTCAAGAAACGCTTTCCGTCTACAAAAATTACATTACCAAACAACTGCCTAAAGAGTTTGAGGTAACTAAGGCAGACCAAGCCGATTTTCTTAACAAATCCCTCAATTACTTTAAAGAAAGAGAGCAATTTGATTTCGAGGAATTCAGTCAAGAAGTACTGCAGGACAAAAACATAACGGAGAGTTTCATCAACTTTAAAACCGATTATGAACAGGAAACTCAAACCTCTATAAACGAAGAGTTTTCTATCAATCCTACTGCCGTAAAAAAACAGCAAAGACACTTTAAAAGTGTCATTCGGTTAGATAAGAATTTTCACATCTACATCCATGGAAGTAGAAAATTTATAGAGCAAGGACAAGATGAAAAAGGCAAATACTACCGCCTTTACTTTGAACAGGAAAGCTAATCATTATTAACCCTAAATATTTAAAACAATGAACAAAAAGATTGTAGAGGTAGCAGAGAACTACCAAGAACTAGACAGACAAATCAAAGATTTGCAAGCGAAACAAAAACCGCTTAAAAAACAATTAATTGACTATGCGGAAGAACATAAAGCAGACTTTGACGAGGCTTTTCAATTAAAATTCCCCAATGGCACATACATAAGTCAGCGAGTGAGTGATGTAATAGAGGGAACCAAAGAGGCTAAACAGCAATTGCTAGAGGAAACCGCGGGCTTATACGCAGAAATTAAGCTAAATGAAAAAGAGGTATTGGAAGAAACTCCTCATAATAGCAGGCTGAGAAAATTACTCACAAAGTTAGGCTTAAAAGTGGCACAAAAGGAAACCTTTGCGGTATACGCAGGGTAACCCTTAATTTCCGCACTGGCAGGCTTCGGGGTTCAAGCCCCCGAGCGGAGCGATAACACAGGATATAGTGATGTCTCACGATTATTTCTGCTACTCGCTGGCTGTCCGAAATCTACCAAAACAGATGCAGTCAGAAATCTGGTAGGTACCCCGATAGGCAGGCACCGAGGTTCAAGCCCTCGGCGGGGACTAATTTTAAAACAACGAAGAATGAATAGAAAAAAAACAAAAGAGTTTGGTTTTTTATATAGGTTTCACCCAAAACAAGAATATTGCTGTGAATTTCATACAGAAAAAGAAACCTTAATTGAAGCCATAAAAGAATTTATGGCACATATAAGAGGAAAAAAAGTGTGGGATATTGACCCCGAAGTAAGCGTAGGAGATGATTTTGTTGAAATAAACCCAACTCAGGATTGGGACGGGAGTTGGTATTTTATAGTGAATGGGGAAATGATTTTAGAAGAATTATAAAACGAAAAAGTTATGAATTTATATCAAGTAAAAGAAGAAAGTTACGCATCTGTTCATTTGGATGGTGAATGTTACAAAATAACCTATGTTGTTGCTCCTAGCCTAGAGGCAGTGGCTAGAAAATATCCAAATGCTGCTATAATAACAATTATACAGAAAGAAATTAAAATACTATCCTAATGACTATTAAAAAACTCCAAACCCTTTTCTCTAAAAAAGGATTCAACACGGACGAAAGGCACGAGGTCATCTACAACTTTACCAATGGCAGAACCCAAAGCAGTAGAGAGCTGTCTACTCGGGAATTGGAAGACCTCTGCAATGCCTTAGAGGGCATCAAAAAAAGCAAAACACAGTTAATAAGCACCTGCCTCTCCATTTTGGAAGCAGAGGGCATACACCGCCCGAATGAACCTCTCCTAGAAATAACGGAAAAAGGAGCAAAGCCCAATCCTTTCGGGCATCTCAATAGGTGGATGCTAGAAAGGAGCACTTATAAAAAACCTTTGGCTTTTCATTCGGTGGCAGAGCTGGAGGTGCTTCTTCGCCAACTGCACAAGTTGGCAGAGAATAATAAAAAAGCATCTAAAAAATTTGGTAATAAAGCCTATTGGAATAAGGCTGATAAAATTAAAAATTTGAATTAAGATGAAATTAAAGCTAAAGATAGATAGAGAAACTATATTGTTGCTCAACAAAGCTTTTGTTAATCCGTATATTTTAACTCTAATAGGAGAAACGGCGTTTATAAAAAGAATTGAAAAATCACTAATAATAGAGATTAGAGATATTTTAACAAAAAAGTACTTTACCCAATCTAATACTTCAACGGTAGAGCTGTATAAACACTCTGCCGTAGTGTTCTATGAATTATTAGGAGTCATTTTATCCTCGTCTCAACTTTCTCCCGACCAATTTATAAAAATAGTCAAACTTAGAAATGAAGTTCATCAAAAAACACAAGCCTTATGAATCAGTACATTATAATCCACAAAAAAAGCGAAAGAAAAATAACTCTTTCATATGATAGAACTTTCGGTTTGCTAAGAGCGGTTGAAATGTCCGAAGCTCGGTGGACGGAGGTTGATATAAACATAGTCTTAAGACATGCCAACAAGCTACGCACGGAGGTAGCTTTTATAAAAAAAATGGAAGAGAAAGACCCTGACTTTGATTACCTAGAAATGCCCAAAGACTTAAGGTTTGAAAATTTCTGGAACCTCTACGGCTACAAAAAGGGCAAAATAGCTACCACCCAAAAAGCGTGGAATGCATTGTCCGATGCGGACAAAATAGAGGTGATTCTTTACATTCCAAAATTTAAGGAAAGTAAGAAAATAGACAAAACGGCGATGCCGTATCCTTCAACCTTCCTCAACCAAAAATACTGGCTGGCGGATAAAATTTAATCTTATGATAAGAACGATATTTAAACAACCAAATCTCATAAATATACAAGTAGATACTCATGTGCCTCAGTCCGACATTTTAATATTTCTAAAGATAAGAGGCTACGAAATAAAACCGTATGTATATAGAGAGCCTGCCGAAAAGGGTTTTTTGATAGACGAGCCACCTTTTGAGTGGCACACCTTTACGGCAACAAAAGAAGGAGAAGAACAAAGCAAAGACAATTTATTTTTAAATGTTTTTGAAAAGGAGGTTAAAAACCTTTTAAAAGAATTTTATTAACTAAATATTAAATTATTATGACAAATCCAATTGTGAAATTGGCAGAAACATGCCAAAAAATTTACAGAGAAAACATCATCACACGAGTTGTAAAAAAAGAGGGACTAGACCATTGTCCTACCATTACGGTAGAGATAGAACTCCCCGACAGGAGAGTTTTTAGAGCCTCCGTAGAAAACCAAAAGGTAGCAAAACAAAAAGCTGCTAAAAAAGCCTTAGCAAAATTGAGGTAAAGTAAAACGCTTGGAAGTTCCAAGCGTTTTTTTTATTTTTGGGCTTAATCATTTATCTAAATTTAATCGTTATGAGAAATCTATTACTATTATTCATTATTTTATTTTCTTTTGGTAGTTGTGGTAGGACTGAAACTGTATCAGAGGAAAATTATTATGATATTTATAAAGATAATAAGGGAGGCGTATGGGTTGGAAGTTATTTTGGTAAAAAACTAAATACAGGAGAAATAGTAGAAGAAAGATTAGATAACTCAATCATTTATATATGGGATGCTACAGATAGAGACTTTGATGTAGATAAAAGCGGTACAGATATAATTTCGGGGTATTTATATGATAGAAAAAGCGAGAAAAGTTATAAACCTGTTATCTCGACTCTCAATAAGGCTAGCTTTTTTGAAACACTAAAAGAGGGGAAATATTTTCTATACATAAACACGGGTAAAAATGATTACGGATTACCTAATTTTGCCTATTCATATACATACTTTACTGTAACTAAGGGTAAAGATATTTCTCTGAAGAAAATATTTATAAATTCTGATTTAAAATATCAGCCTTGGTAAGGGCTACATATATAGTAAAAACCCCAGCTTGTAATATAGCTGGGGTTTTTGTATTTTTGCGAGTATGAGAGGTTTAGCAAATAAGGGTAGAAATACAGAGCTTATCCGCTATCGCAACGAGAAGTTGGCGGCACGGTTCTACTATTATTCCTATTTGTTAGGGTTAAAATTCTCTCGTTGCCTAGAAAACTTAATCCCCGAGTTTGACCTTTCCGAAAGTCGCATTTGCGACCTTATTTCGGGACATACCGAATACATCAATCGTCTAGAAATGCAAAAGACAACCATTACGGAACTCAAACAAGCTTACCCATTTATGACTTGGTCGCCTCTTGTTTCCACCCACAAGAGTAACGCAAAGCAACTATCTTTAGACCTTTTCTCAAATTAGGTTCGGAGGCACTTTGAAAAGTAAATGCCTCAAAATGACCGTCCTCATAGCCTTGTAGTTTGTTATAAATTTTCTCTGTTAAGTCCAAGTAATCTAGAGCTTGTTCTCTTCTTTGCTCTTCGGTAAGTGAGCTAGTATCGCCTGCTTTCACAACAAGAGAGAGCGTGAACTCTGCATTGAATTGCTGGAAAATATCGTGAAAGGTATCCGTGCTATTGACACCTATATTGATAAGCACCGCGGGGTATACCAAAGGCGGTTTTTCTTCCATTATTTGCCCAAAATTTAAATCAATGTATTTGATTTCGGGAATTTCTTTAAGAAGCTCCAAGAGCTTGTTGTAAAGTCGTTTCATAAGTTAAAATTTATGGATATTATTTATTTCTTTTCTCAATATTTCTTTTATTCGTTCTTGAAACATAGGCGAATCCTCCCATTTGCTTATAAATTGGCGTTTGGGTATTCTCATTTTCATTATTCGTTTATGGGCTTTCACAAAATACTCTTTCCCATTTTTAGCACGGCGTTCGTGTTCTCGTACATTTTGGTTTACCTCTCCTTCAAACCCGAAGTTATGGGCTTTGGCATAAGGAAGATTAGAGCCGATGGTAATAGTTGCTTTATCTTTTCCTATTTCTATATCAGGATTGCTCACACTTCGGCTTAAATCTCCCGAATCAACTAAAAGTTTTTTGGTATTATTACTGTCTTTTCTTTTGTCCCATTCTTCCTCACTTTTGCCTCTCCATGTTTCGGCTTCAAAGTTCTCTTTAGCGAATAATACAGCCTCATTAGCTAATATGGCAGGTAATGCATCTAATAAATTATGACATCGCTCTTCTATTTTTTTCATTACTTCGTAAGCATTCATTTTAAAAAGGTTTTAAAAGTATTTTAATTTTTTTGTATATTTGTACCAATAAGTCGGAGCGGTGCAAACCAATCCGCAGTTGGATAGGAGCGAGTTTTTACTCGCTCTAGTCTGTTTTAATAGTAATAAACTCTCCAAATTTTATTTTAAAGTCTCTTGAAGAAGTCATTAAAGCAGTGGTTCGGTCAATTCTCCAAACTTGTCCATTAGCAATTAAAATCACAAATTCTAATTTCTCAAATTTTTTAAAGCTCTCCTGTAATTCAGAAGCAGATTTATTGATGTTTCTATTAGCAACATTACTTATTTCTCCAAAATTCATTACTAAGCAGGCTTTATTAAATCCTCCCAATTGCTCACTTTCATAAAGTTTTTTAATAGAATTAGTGATGAAATTTTGTGGCTTTGTAGCTTGGTCTCTATTGGTAGCATCTCCAATAATGCCGTCAATTCTAAACTCAGGATTTTTCCTACCTTGAAAATGAGCTAAAATATCCACCCTAGCTTTATGGTCGTCCACTATGAGTTTACCCAAATGCAAATTGGTTGTTAAATCTTTTAGGTCAGCGTTAAGGTTTACCCTTAATATACCTCCTGTTTTTTCGCTCGTATATCTAGGAATGAAACTTTGTTCCTCGGACATTACAGTATAGATAAAATCCTTTATTTCTTCATCGTTGAAATCGTTTTGTAAGGCTTTTATATACTTGCTATTTTCAGAAAAAATAGTTCCTGAAATTCCAATATTATTCATAAAATCATTAGGAATATCAGGTACTTTTATTTTATTGTTTGGCGTAGGTTCATCATACCTTGTAGCAACGACATCGGTTCTGCAATTAAAGTGATTAGGCGGATAGTGTGTCTTTAATAAGGGGTGTTCCCACGGAACTACAACGCCGTTTAATGGACTGCAAATATCAGAGGTGTGTTTATCCATTACGACAAAAAACTTCGCATACGGATATAAATGTTTTTGTTCTTGAAACTTTACCCATTTAGTTGCCATTCTTGCACCAGCTACGGCAGTCGTATATTCCGTTTTGAGATATCTTGCAGACCTCCCCAATATTTTTTCTGCTTCGGCTTTAAACTGCGACCAAGTTTTGAAATTACCTTTTTCATCAATAAGCAAATTATTGAGAGCGATAAGGTCTGCCCTATTTTTAGCAGCAGAGAAGTACCAAAGATTATCTTTTATTTTTTGGTTAAAGACATAATTTCTTTGCAAAAAACTATCTGTATTCGCCTCCATTGAGATGCCTTCTTCCACACCTTTATATAGGACTTTATAAGTTTCTCTAACACTTCCTTTATGGGCTATTGTGTCTATTTTTTTAGCACGATAAAGGTCTTGCATTGCCTTGATAAACTCCTTTCTAAAATCATCATCAAAACCATTAACAGAGAGCGTTTGCTCTACTTCGCAACAAGTATTTTGATACTCCAGTTCTAATGCTTCCCAATCCAGCTCCTCGTATAGATAGAAATCTACCGAGGAGCGTGGGCGAAAAAATCCTTTAGCTTTTCAAAAAGGCTTAACTCTTTGGCTTGTACTTTTTTCTTTTTAGGTGTTTTTTCTTTCGGATTTTGGTCTTTGTTTTCCTCTTTGGTTTCTTCTGTTTCCTCGCTTTCTTCCACCTCTTCGGTGTTGGGTTCTTGGGCTTCAGCTTGTATCTTCTTACCTCTCGGCAAACCAAATTCTTCATAAAAATAGTCGTCGTCCACGCCGTCGGTTGTAAGATTGTGTACTTTCTCGGCAAGTTCCATTTTTTCCTTTGCCGTCATCTCTCTTTTTTCTTCTATAAAGTTGAAAAACCCACCTGCAACGGGATAGCCTCGTTTTTCCAAACGGGGTTTTAGTTCTTTATTTAGAAAGCGACGAACAAAGATTTTATCCGCTTTATTCAAGTCGTCTTCGGTGTTGCCGTGTACTTTGGCTTGTGCTAACGAAGTACCGTCGGTTGTGGTCATTGTTTGCCCTTGGGTACTGATTAGAATTTGTTTATCCCAATGGTCTAAAAATTCTTTGTGGACGGCTCCGTTGGATTGGCTGGTGTTAATCGTATCAACTTCGGAATTTTTGGACATGGTCATACTTCCTGCGGAGCCTCTTTTTTGGAAGGCTTCCTCCATTTCTCGTTGCCCATTCTCATCATCGGGGTCATACTTCCCGATGAGTTGAGGAATGCCAAACAGCTCGCAAAACTGGGCGTAATCTGCCCCACCATTTCTCTTAAAAATGGCATACGGAGCGGTTCTCGCAAAAATTCCTAAATCTCTATCGTTCCCAACATTCAAAATAAAGTCGTCGTTTTCATACGGAATCCCCTCATCGCTGGAGGTGTCTTTTAGTATCTTTTTATTTAAAGTGTCTAAATGTCTGCGGTCTATACTGTTTATTTTGAAGCCGTCGGAAAAGTCCAACTCAATTACAGACTTTCCGTAAAACTTAGACAATAGTATCTCACGCAGTAAATTTTCAAATTCGGGCGTGTCCATAAAGTCCCACATTTCCTCTACTTCCTTTCCATCTTTTTGGAAAGTGAGGTTGGTATTTGTGATGGCTCGCAATCGTTTGTCCATTGCCTCATAAAGCACGCCGTCCAGCAATAAGTTATTGTATAATTCAACGAGGCGTTGTCGCTTTCCTCTATACGCCTGTGAAAGTGCAGATGTCCAATTTTGAATGTCAAGCGGACTGTGTCGTTCGGGTTTTACGACTAAGACTTGACTAATTTTTAGCCCGTTATTTTGGTTATTCGTTTTTTTCTTTTTCATTAGTAGTGGTTTTGTCTTGGTGGGTTTGAGTGATAACTGAATGATTTTACTTTGTCTTCGGTTTCTTCCAGTTTTGGGAGATTGGCAGGCATACCTTTATAGACGGCATTCAGCCAATTAACTGCTTGTTCGTAGCGGAATTTTTTATCCGCATAGTCTATGTTGGGGTTGGAAAGTCCGATGATTTCCCAAACAGCAATGTCCTTGATTATTTTCACTAAAAGCGGATTGCGTTCATTTCCTGTTTTAGCGAAAATTTCGCTGACATTATAGTCTTTCATCAGTTTGGTTGTGGCAAACTCAATCGCCATATCAATACACGCCAAGGCGATGGTTTCGTCGTCGTGGATAATCGCTCGGAGTTCTGTCTCGTGGCAATGCGTCTTTAACTCTTCTATTTCTATATACATAGTCTTTGCGTTTAGGGGTTAGTATCGTTTTTTATTGCTCGGCTTTTCGTACACTTTCGGGCGGTGGTCGCCGTCTATGTTTTTATGGTTAATTATCCAAATCGCACCCTCGCAGGCATCGGGGGCGTCGTCGTGAGCTCTACTCTTTGGCGATAGTGCCAAAAATTGAAAATCGGCTTCTTTCATATCCTCACTCCCTTTTAACTCTTCATTAAAAATGAGCTTTCCGTTGCGGTTGAGTGGCTCGAGATTGCTTTCTATTCGGTAGAACTTCTCGGGCTTTTTGCGTTCGTCCGCTTTGAGTGGTAGCGTAATATTATAGCGTTTATTCGCCTTTTTTATCTCCCTTTTCAGAGTGTCATCTATCCAAGGGTATTCTATATAGTAATAAACAGACACGCCCGAATTTGCCGTTTTTTTGTTTGTTTCATACAAATGCTCCAGCATCTTTGCGGTGGAGGTTTTTTGGCAAAACATATCTATTATATGATATTCGTCTTTGTATTTTCCAACCAAAGCCGTCGCCTTGTAGTCCCCGTTTTTCTTATAGGAAGGGTCGGTATAGGAAACAAGAAATTTATACTTTTTAAGCGGTTGAATTTTGCCATATTTCAGCTCCTTGAATACTTTTCCAAGGTTGATTGGATTGTTAAAATATTCGCCTTGCACCGCTTGGGCTGAAATCTTAGACAACACACGGTCGATATGTTCCTCACTGTTTTTCGCTGGCCAAGTAGATTTTCCGTTTTCATCTCTAATATTGATAATATCGGCATGGTCTGCCATTTCTATGGCTTTTTTGATACAACAGTAGTCGGCGATGATGTTTCCATTAAATAGTACCGTCAAGGGTTCTGAAACGGAACGGGTTGCATACAACGCCTTTTCAAACCAAGCCCATTTTTTATCTACGGTATCGGGGTTTCGGCAGTCTTCGTCTGTGTCGAAGTCGTCCACGATAATTGCATCGGGGCGTATATCCTCGTTTCTCGCTCCACGGGGTGCGTTACCCGCCCCAACGGCGATGAACATCGCCCCCTTTTTGATTGTGAACTGGTCTTCTCGCCAGTGTCCGTGGTTCTGCTGTACGCCATAATCGTGGATAATTCTGCTGTTGTTTTCAAAAGCACTTTTAAAAGGTTTTAAAAGACGAACGGCAGATTCATTGGTAGCTGATGCGATGATGATAAACTTCTTTTTCCCCGTGAGGGCTAAATAGGTAAACTCCATCATGGCTCTTGCCGACTTGGCAAGTTCCCGCGACCACGCACGCACTTCGTACCACTCCATGTTTTCGGTGATACGCTTGGTACTGGCTTTGTGAAATTCCGCAGGTTCGCATTTGTAATACTTATGGAAATAGTATTTGAACCACTCTTCGGGATTGGCTTCTAAGCGTTTTTTTCGCCTCTCGATGTCGCTGGCGGTTTCGGATAAGTCCACGCTGGCTTTTTGGCGAAGATTGGTATAGTACTGTTGCCAAAATTCTAACGCTTTTCTATCCTCTGGAGTTAATCTTTTGGTTGTTAGCATAGCGTTAGAGTTTTGATTTGATGAATATATCGGCGTAATCAGCTAATAGTTGAGCATCTTCGAGGTTTTCCGTGCGAACAAAATCCAAGAACTGAGTTATGGCGTTGATAATCTCGGGGAGCAGTGCCTTAGTTTCCAAATCCTTAATATTTTTAATGAGCTGATTTCGGATTTGAGCTGTTTTGAAGTCGGCAAAACGAAATCCCTCGTCTTGCTTTTTTATAAAAGCGTTGAGTTCTACCAGCTCGTCTTGCATTTGCACGAGTTGCTCTTGGCGTGTGAGCAAAATATTACGCTTTAATTCCCTCCATTTACCTGATTTAATCCACTCAGTAAGCGTATTGACAGACACGCCGACACGCTCGGCGAGGTCTTTTATAGTGATGTTTTTTTCTTGTAAAAACAAGATTTTAGCGTATTCCTTTTTTTGCTCTCTTTCCTTGTTAGAGAGCCTCCCTTTCTTTGCCATAGCGATTAGTTTTATGGCAAAATTCCTCTATTAAAGGTAGTTTCTAAAGCTGTTAATTTATGATACCCTAATTTTTAGGGTATGATACCCCGAATTTAACAGTACCATAAAACGCCAGCTTTTCAGAGCCTTTTTCTTACTCCAATTTTGCCCCGAAAACCAAAAGAAACAGGCAGATGAAATTCATACTAAATGACGAAACGAAAATCAACTCTAAAGGTTTTAGGGTACTCAATAGCGGCATCAACCTAACGAGGTTCTTAGATAACCCTGTGTGTCTGAACAATCATAACAACAACACAAAAGATGTCTTAGGCACTTGGGAAAATTTAAGTGTAGAGGGAAGCCATTTAACTGCCTCTCCCGAATTTGACACCGAAGACCCCGACGGAAAAGAAGTCGTACGGAAAGTAAATGCTGGAAAAATAAAAGCCTGCTCCATAGGCATTTTTATTGAGCCTAACGGTATGGAATTGATTAACGACGAATTAGTCGTTACGAAGTGTGAACTTTTCGAGGCTTCCATTGTAGCAGTTCCTTCAAATGCCAATGCTATCGCCTTGTATAATGAGCATGGCGAAATCTTATCGGATGAAGAAATTACAAGTCTTTGTTTAAGTGCAAAAAATCAACAATCAAAACTAAATACAATGAAACAAGTAATAGCCTATCTGCAATTAGATGCAAATGCAGATGAAACGGCAATCATTGGTGCCGTGAAAGCAATTGAGGCAAAACTCACCGCCTCAGAAAACGAAAAAGCAACACTAAAAGCCGAAAACGAAACGCTAAAAACGGCTGAGCAAAATCGACTAAAAGCCCTTTTAACCGCAGAGGTAGAGCAAGCGGTAAAGGACGGCAGACTGGACGAGGCAGGCAAAGCCCCGATTCTGGAAATGACACATGACTCGGCGATGGCTTTACTTAAAGCATTGCCCAAGAGAAAATCGGTCTCAGAACAATTAAAAGGCGATGAGGAAAAACTCGCTGAATTCGACAAGATGACTTGGGACGAGCTGGACAAAGGCAATCACTTGGCGACACTCAAAGCCCAATACCCCGACTATTTTGAGGAACGAAAAAGAAAACAGTTCCCTAAAAACTAAAAACAATAACCATTAAAACAAATAACCATGGGACTAGAAAAAGAAATTTGGAAATCAACCATTGAGGAGAAGCTAAAGCAGGACAATAGCTTCCTCAATCACATCTCCGATGTTTCGGAGGATAATATTGTAAACGGAAAAATAGTACATATACCACAAGCGGGAGCTCCATCTAAGGTAGTTAAAAACAGACCCACTCTCCCAGCAGAAGTGAAGAAAAGAACGGACGGAGAGGTGCTTTATAAAATAGACGAATATACTACCGACCCAATTTACATTCCACACGCGGAGACGGTGGAGCTATCTTACGATAAGAGACGCTCAATATTAGACCAAGATATTGCGAACTTATCGGAAGAAGTCGCAGAGGGTATGCTGACGAATATGGTAGTGTCTCCTGTTGGAGATAACAAAACGCTACCGACAAAAAATATTTTAGAAACCACAGGTGCAGCAACCTCTGTATTATTAGAGGGAGCCACTGGAAATCGAAAAAAATGGACATTAACGGACTTACAAAGAATGCAAAACTTTATACGGTCTCAAAAAGCGTGGCAAGAAGGACAAATGTTAGCCTTACTACCAGCTAATGCCATACTCGACATCTTCCCCGCAGATAGTCCCGTAACCGCTACTTATATGCAGATGGTTACAGAGCAAGAACGCAGAGAGGGCATTATTTATAAGGCTCAAGGTTTTAACATACTTGTTCGCTCGTCCGTGTTCACAATGACTGAAGGAAAAGAATTTAAAGGGTTTGGCTCTGTGGTAAATAACACCGATTCTGAAGCCGCTATTTTCTGGAATAAAAACATGGTAGAAAAAGCCTTTGGAGACTTAGAAACTTTTGAGAGAGAGAAAGACCCACAATACTACGGCGATATTTACTCGTTCCTTGTGAGAATGGGAGGAAGAGCCAAGAGAAAGGATTTTGAAGGCGTTGCGGTACTAAAACAAGCTAACGCTTAATAATAACCAATTGCAGGGATTATTCCCTTAGTCCCTGCATTTAAAAACTAATAACCTATGAGAACTATTAAGTATATCGTTTTGCATTGTACGGCAACTTCTCAAACAACCACCATTGAAAGCATTAAACGCTTTTGGAGAGAAAAACTTGGGTGGAAAAATGTAGGCTATCACTACATTATTAAGCCCAACGGAGAAATTGTCCAGCTTGCGGATTTAAACACCATTACTAATGGGGTAAAAGGGCATAACCGATATAGTGTGCATATTGCATACATCGGTGGTATAGAAAAAGGAAAGGCGGTTGATAACCGAACCTTGCAACAGAAAGCCTCGCAAGTAAAACTTTTGAGAGAGCTACAAGCGAAATATCCAACCGCAGAAATTCTCGGACATCGGGATTTATCGCCCGATTTAAACAACGACGGGATTATCTCCCCTCACGAGTGGACGAAAGAATGCCCCAGTTTTGACACAAGAAAGTGGCTTAAAGAAATCAATTTTTAATTATGAAAACGCACCTACCACAACCTTTTGAACAAGAAGACATAAGGAAAGACCCTAAAGCGGTTGTGATAGGACTTTTGATAGGCTTGCTTCTGATGTTCGGTAGTGTGATAGGTGTATTATTCAATCGGCGAGAAGAGGTAGATGAAAATTGTAAAGACAGGATATTCAAACTATACGACACTATTCTAGTTGAAAGAAACAAAAGAATTTACTTCTATGAACGAATGATTTTCTATCAAAAAGAAAACAAACGACTGCAAAAACAGGACAGCCTAATAAAAAGCAATACAGAACCGCTAATCAACAAAATTTATAAATATGAAAAGTAAAATTTTTATTGTCATTTTATCTCTACTCCTTGGTTTTAGTGTGTTTTTGCACATAAAGAGAGAATGGGAGCTTGGCAGAAAAGAGCAACAAATTTCGGAGCTTATAGAGCATTCGGGGAAAAATGAAATTATAAATCATTATTACCGAGATAGCATTAAGCACACGGTCTTCAAAGAGAAAGTAGTGGAGACCACGAATGAGAAGCAACTCGCTATCGGGAAAACCTACGTAGATAGCCTAGAGCAAGCACTTAAAATGTCTATCAAGAAGATAGACCAAGTAAGTAAGATAAATGCCGAGCTAATAGCTCGCCTTCAATTACGCGAGTTTACTCAGCCTAATGGAGATAAGGTATTATCCCACAAAGATAAATACCTAAATCTAAACTATTATCCGCAGACGGATAGCGTAGATTTCAGATACAATATTAGGCTGAATGAAGCCCGCTACAAAGACCGAAAATGGCTATTCGGGAAAACCAACTACTACATAGATGTTTTTTCTGATGACCCTAGGGTACAGGTTAACGGGCTGAAAAGCTACCGCATTAGGGGACAGCCCTTACCTCGCTGGGGGCTAGGCGTACACGCAGGATATGGTATATCCCTTAACAACGGAATACTACAAACCACCCCCGTCATAGGGCTAGGTATAAACTATAATTTAATAAACTTTTAAAAAAATAAACATCGTGAGCAATTTAGATATTACAACAATGGCATTAAGCCTTTTAGAGCTAGCAACAGCAGAGGCTAAAAAGATTTTTGAAAACTACCCCGAACTGGAAGAAGTTTACATCACTTCCGACATGCAAGGGTTTAAGGAATTGGAAAAAGCGGAAAACCAAGCCGCTTATCTGAAAAATAAAAAAGTGCATCACTTTAATAGAAAAGATTTCAGTAAGAAAACCTTTGTTTCAGAAGCGGACATACAAACCGAAGACCAAGCGGGCGACAAGGGAGAAGATACTAAATCTGAAAATAGCGATAAAGCAACGCAGGATACGGGTTTAGATAATACCGAAGACCAAGCGGGCGACAAGGGAGAAGATACTAAATCTGAAAACAGCGATAAAGCAACGCAGGATAATACCGAAGAACAGGAAAGAGCAGAGCTAATGGCTAAATATGAAGCCAAGCACGGGAAGAAAGCCCCGCATAATATTGGGCTTGAAAAGTTAAGAGCTTCGGTAGAAGACTAATTTAAAAATCATTTAAAAAACCATTAAAAACTAATAACATGGCAGAAAAAGCATTATACAGTCTTAAAACTATCAAAATTGGGGAGGTCGTAAACGAAACAACAATGCCACAGGACAATGCCCTTACGGCGTTTAAAACTTACAGGGATAGTTTTGAGATGACAGAAGAAGAAGGTTCTTTGTCTGAAGAATTTTGCGACCAAAGCGATGAGCCTATCGTTGTATTTCAAGAAAAAGGAAAGCGAGATATAAAAGTAAGTACCTACGATTATACGGCTGAATTTATCAAATCTGTAAAGGGCGGTACTGTATTATCAGGCGAGTGGAAAGAGGGCGACAATACGCCAATATTTAAGGCTTTACAGATAGAAGCGGACACTGGACATTTAATTAAATGCCCTAAAGTGCAAGTATTTGCAAGGCTTAATATTAAACTTAAGAAAAAAGAGCTGGCTTTATTGGAAATTACCTTTAGACCGCTTGCAAAAATAAGTATAAAAGAGCCTGCATAATGGAGCAACTAACAGAAATAAAAGCAGCTAAACTATTATTAAAAAGGGGCGTGGAGTTAATGCTCCCCGCTCCTTTTTTTCTTAGGCTGTTTGGCAAAAAGCAAATCAAACTAACGCTAAAAACGCCTTGTTTGGAAAGTCAGTTGGCGGTTTCAGAAGCTTTTTTGCAAACAGGGATTTTTCTCAAAGAAGACGAAATTTCTATGCAAAAAGCGTTGGAAATTCTATCCAATCACGGCGTAAGAATTTCCGAAATAATAGCAATGGCTATCCAAAACGAAACGAGAATCAACTGGAGAGTTCGCAGATTAGCCAAGCGATTAAGAAAAAACATAAACACAGAGGAAATGTCCTATTTGTTTAGTCTTTTAGTTGCCTTTTCGGGCGTGCATGATTTTACGAATACTATCAGGTTAATACAGGAAACGAGGATAACGAAGCCGATGAACCTGAGTCCGACGGAGAAAACGAGTTAATAAGCGACAGCTTTCATAGCGTTTTTGGGTTTGTCGGCTATTGTTGCCACAAACTACACATGAGTAAAAAAGAAGTCCTGCAAAGCAATTTCGCTGAATTAAACATGATGCTTATGGACGCTCCAAAGGTTCAATATAAGAAAAAAGAACCCAAGAAATTAAAAAACATTAACGAGCTCGCCGAGTGGCTGGGAGCGGAAGAAATAGAAACAGAATAACGATGAGCGATTTAGAACCTATCAAGTTAGATTTTACCGTGAATAATAGTACCGTCTTTGAAGAATTTGCAAAGATGGTCAAGGCTGCACAGGAGCAAACGAAAAGTGTGGATAATGCTCAAGCTAAATTCAAAGAGTACATCAACACGCAATTGTCGGCATCAGGAGCTTTGTCTCAATCTGCCCAATTGACCGATGCTCAAACGAAAGCCCTCCAACGCCACGCTGAAACGATAGACTATTTGAAAGGTCAAGTCGCTAATACTTTTGACCCTACGCAACTCGGTGTTTATAATTATCAATTGCAACAAGCCCAGCAGGCTATCAATTCTATATTAGAATCGGCAAATAATAAAGCTACATTGATTGATACTGCCGAAATGGAAAAAGCCAACCAAAAGCTACAAGAGGCTGAGCGATTATTAGACCAAATTTCGGATAAAACATTCACACCCTCGTTTGCTTCTCCCGAAGAGTTGGAAGTTCTAAGCAAGGAAATTAACACCGCTAACGACGAAATGGAACAGCTCGGCGTTGTGATAGATTTTATCTCGGCGAAAATGGGAACCATGGACAGCGGTTCTCAGGCGTTCAAAGATTTAGAGAAAGACATTGCAACAGCAAACCAAATGCTGGGTAGATTGCCTCAATCGTACACAACTGCGGGCAATAGCATTGACCAAATGACCGATGCTCTAAAGGAGTTTCAAAATCAATTAAAATCTGAAACTGACCCCGAAAAAATAAAAATTCTCAATCAAAATATAGAGAGTTTAGAAAGCAGTATTAAAAAACTAAAAAATGCAGGAAAAGAGGGGTTTGATGATTTCGGGAACAAGTTGGAAGAAAACAAAGAAAAGGCGGTCAGTCTCCAAACGGAACTGGAGAATTTAGTGCAATCTATGGCACGCCTCCGTATGGCAGGACAGCAAAACTCACAGGAATATGCAGAGTTGAGAGATAGAGCCACGGAAGTACGCTCAGCAATACAAAGCACAAACCAAGAAATCAACGCCTCTGCATCTTCAACAAGTGGTTTAGACACCTTGATAAGAGCAACCTCTGCTGTAGCTTCGGGGTATTCTTTAGCTCAAAGTACAGCTGCCTTATTTGGTGCAGAAAACGAAGAAGTAGAGCAAAGTATTATGAAAATTACCGCTGTAATGTCTGCCCTTCAGTCATTACAGCAGATACAAGCAGAACTAAAAAAGTCTGATAGTCTTGCTACTATGGCACAGACGAAAGCCCAAGGTTTATACACAGCAGTAGTTGGGAGCAGTACAGGTGCTTTGAAAATTTTTCGTATAGCTTTAGCAAGTACAGGTATAGGTTTAATAATCGTCCTCCTAGCTTCGCTGGTTGCAAACTGGGATAAAGTAACGGCGAGTATTAAAAAATCTTTTCCAGCACTTAAAGGTTTTGGCGATAAAGTAGACGAAGTGAAAGCCCATGTTATGGGATTTTTGAATGCTTATTTATCTCTATATGAAACGGTCTGGAACACCTTAAAAAAGTTGTTCAAATTAGATATTAAAGGAGCAGTAAACGAAGCTTTGAATGTGTTTAATAATGCGAAAAATGCTTATAATAATGCCAAACAGGATAGTTTGAGTGCATCGGAGCAAGAGAAGAAAGATGCTCACCTTAAAAAAAGTTTGGAAATCTACGACAGGGAAACCGAAAGACTAGAACACTTAACAGGTAAAAAACAGTATGACAGAAGAGAAAAATCTATCAAAGCCCAACTAAGACTTGTTGATAAAGGTTCTAAGGAAGAGGCAGAACTTATCCATAAAAAAAATCTGTTGCTGGCAGATAAGGAAAAAGAACGAAACGACGAGGCTAAAAAATCTGCCGAAAAAAGGCAAAGACAAGCCGAGGCGGCAGCTAAAAAAGCCGAGCAATTGGCAAGGCAAGAAGCCGAAGCAAGAAAATCGGCGTTAAATAGTATTGCCCAAGCCGAAAGGGAATATCAAAAGTCCCGTATGATAGCTACGGATAAAGAAATCGCCGATATACAAGATAAATACGCCAAACTTCGAGCAGAAGCCCAAAAAGCAAAACTTGGAGCAATGGATATGATGCGTATTGATAACCTAGAAAAAGCAGAAACTAAAAGCGTAACTGAGAAACATGCCAATGAGCAATTTTTCAAAGAACTAGAAGAGCAAAAAGAATTGTTCGCAGCTTACGAGGTGTTTAAAACCAAAGTAGGCAAAGAAGAGGCAGACAAACGCTATCAAAATGAATTGTTTGCATTTGAAAATTACGGTGCTTTGCTAGATGCGGAAATAGAAAAAATAAAGGCGTTGGGCGATGCTCTTACTCCTGAGCAATTGCAAAAATTAGAAAAACTACAAGGCGAAAAGCAGTCCTACGACAAAGACAAAAATAAAGAAGCGGAGCAAAAGTACGCAGAGGCTTACAATTCCCTATTGTCGTTTGATGATAAACGCCGAGCGATAGAGACAAAATATCAACAAGATAAGGTTCTATTGACCCAAATTACAGATGAGAAAGTAAGACAGGCTAAGTTAGCAGAGCTGGAGTTTCAATATAAAATGTCAATAGATAATGTAAACGCTGAATCTTACGAGCGTGAAAACATTATGCAAAACCTATCCCGTAATTTGGTTGGCATTACTAAACGAGAACTGGCTAATCGTATAGTAACATTAGAGGAGTACCTCGAGAAGTCTAAAAATACGCTTAATAAAGAACAAAGAGTATTTATAGAAAATGAACTGAAAAAAGCTCGTGCCATACAGGCTTCCACGGATATTGGTGTGGAAGAAAAAGCATTACTGCAGGAAAAAGAAGAATTGATGAAAAGAATTTCTGCACAAGGAAAAAAAGGTTTAGGTAATGTAAAAGAAGAATTAGAGCGTTTGAATGAAGTGAATATGCAACTCAAAGATATTTTAGCGAAAAAATTTGCGAAAGTATCCGAGGTTGCAGGGCAATTAGGTGGAGCTTTTTCAGAGCTAGGTGGAGCATTGAAAGAATATGATGAGGGACTTGGCGACACGGTAGAAAGTATGGGAGAACTCCTTAATGTAGCGAGTGATGTTGCGGGAGCTGCTGCATCGTTTGCTTCGGGCGATATTGTTGGTGGAATTACAAAAGCCATCAAAGCTATTACCTCTATTTTTTCTATTGGTGCAAAAGCACGAGAGAGTGAAAGAAAAGCCCAAGAGCAAATTAAAAAATATCATGATGAGATTTTTCAGTCGCAACTCAACTACAATGCAGAATTACGGAAGCGAGTAGCAGAAGAAGTCAAACTCAACGACCTTTATAAATCCCGAGTTACGAATATCCGAGAGGAAATGGAAGCTCATCGCAAAAATGCGGAGAGTATAAAAAAAGACCAAGAAGCGGTTTTTAAAAGACTTTTGAATGCCAGAACGGTTACAGGTATGCACACGGAAAAATACGGCGGTTTTCTAGGTATTGGTAGAAAAACTAGAGCCGTAGAAGAAACTAGCAGTGTTGCAAAACTGCTAGGGATAGGAAAATGGGTAGAAAAAGAAATTGTCAAAATAGCAGGTTGGTCTTTAAAAATAAGAGTATTTGAACCTGGAGAAGTAGAATTAACAGATGAAATATTTGATAAGCTAGAAAAACTCAATGCAGAAAAACCGCTCACAGGCGATGCAAAAACAGCCTACGAGCAATTGAAAAAATTGAGAGATGAGTACGGTTCAATTGAGGCAGCCGATAGAGAACTAAAAAAACAACTCCGAGAAGCTATAACAGGTACTACTGCAGACAGCCTAGCCGATAGTATCAAACAGGGCATAGCTTCGGGAAAAAAGTCTTTTGCAGATTTTGCGGACGATATTGAGGGCTTTTTACGAAATGCCGTTTTAGCAGGTTTAGAAACCGATGTGTTTAGAAAGAAAACACAGGAGCTACACGAAGTAATGGAAGAAATGTTACAAGATGGCGTAATTACATCGGAAGAAAGAGAGCGATTTAATCAGCTTTATATGGCAATGGTTGAAGAGCAAAGGCAAAAAGTAGAAATACTTAACCAAGCAGGTATTGGTGTTATTAAAGACCAAGAGCGTCTAAATTCTTTACAAGGAGCCATAAAAGGGGCTTCACAGGAAAGTATAGATATTCTTTCGGGGCATTTCGCAGGCGTAAGACTTCATGTGATAGAGATAGTTAAAATGATGAAATCTAACGGCACCAGCGGACTGGAAAAGCTATCAAAGTTGATAGAAATACAAATGAATATTGAAAGAAACACCCGAAAAACAGCGGAAAATACGGAGAAGCTGCACGATATAGATGAGGGTATTTCTAAGGTAGAAAAAGCAATCAAAGGCAACGGCAACGATGCTAAAGGTTTAGGGTTTTAAAATAGTTTAAAATGGATTTTAAAGATAAATTAAACAACATTCTTCTCAGTAATATAGGCGTGGTCATTATGACAGGCACAGAGGAATTGCTCGCTTTTCCCGAAAGAAAAGAAGTAATGGAGAATGATTGGGCAGAAGAAAACGGCGGAGATTATGACCTCTCCTCTCCTAAATTTAAAGACAAGGAGGTAACGCTTAAAATGGCAATTTTAGCAGATGATAATGTTCAGTTTTGGCAGTATTATAACGCACTATTTACCGAGTTGAAAAAAGAGGGGGAATTGTCGCTCTATGTCTTTGACCACGACCAAACCTACAAAGTATTTTATAAAAAATCGGGGAACTTTAAAAAAACTTTAAAACGCCTTAAAAATGCAAAAAAAGTGTTTGTGAAATTTGATTTAACCTTTAAAGTTTTGTTCTGATGTTCATAATTAAGAGAAATAATAGCACCGTTGCACCAATAAAAGCGAAAGGTACAGTTGTCGAAAAATTATTTGGCGAGGAGACTGTTACGATGGATTTCACGCTGCCTCATTTCGTTCTTTTCCGCATAGGCGATACCGTGGAGGTTTATGGCAAAACTTACTATATATCGCAAGAACCTGTGGTTAATAAAAAAAGCTCACGGGAGTATGTTTACAACTTAGTTTTCAATGGCGAAAAATACCGCCTCGCTGAAGTTCAATATTTTTTCTATGATGAAAACAACGAACTTAATATTTCGGAATTTTCTATCACGGCAACCGCTCAAAAAATGGTAGAGCTTTTAGTGGCTAATGCCAACCGAACGCAAACAGGCTGGAGCGTTGGAAGGATAGACAGCACCGAAACTAAAACGGTAGATTTTAGCGAGTATAATTGTTTAGCTGCACTCACCAAAATATCTGAGGAATTTGGGTTAGAGTTTTGGATAGATGCAGATAAGTCTATCCATTTAGAGGAAAGAAAACAAGTGTCGGGCTATACACTAGAATATGGTAAAAGTAAAGGATTAAAAAGCATTACTCGAAATCCTTATACAGAGAGTAGCTTAGTTACTCGTCTGTATGCAAGAGGTTCTTCCCGAAATATCCCAAAGAACTATCGCAATGGGCAAAAGTTCTTGCGTATGCCAGTGCCTTTTTTGGAGAAAAACACCGATAAATACGGTGTTATAGAACATACACAACCCTTTGAGGATATTTACCCAAAGCGTGTGGGCACCGTTACACAAGTATATGCAGATAACCCTTTAAAGTTCTCGGATAGCACTTTAGATTTTGATTTAAACGAATATAACGAATACGGAAATACTATAATACAAAAGGGTATATCGGCAAAAATTATTTTCCAAACAGGCGATTTAGCAGGGTACACTTTGGAAGTTAAAGAGTACGGTTTTGATAGTGTAACCAAAACATTCACACTACTAAAAAACCAAGAGGAAAAGTCTTTTGATATTCCAAGCGATACTTTCCGTCCGCAAGTGGGCGATAAGTACATTATCATTGACATTGCTATGCCTAAATCGTATGTAGATAATGCCGAGCAAGAGCTCCAAGCTGCTGCACAAGACTATTTGGATAAAAATAGTAAACAGCGATTTATCTATGCCGTAGAACCTGACCCTATTTATCTGAAAAATATCAATTTCAATTTGAAGCTGGGGCATACCATACGGTTTAAAGATTCAGATTTTGGATTAGATGATGATATTAGAGCAATCAGCATTACCCGAGATATTAACAATCCATACGATATTAGTTTTGAAATAGCAGAACAAGCGACTATTACGCAGATTGTCCGCAACTACATCGAAAAAGAGAAAGCCCAAACGGCAATCAAAAAACAACAGAAATACAATGCTGAAATGGCTCGCCGTTCTTTTTTGTTTGCCGAAGAAATTAAAAATAATGTATTTGATAACGAGGGGTATTTTGATACGCAAAAAATTAAACCCCTAAGCATAGAAACGGGTATGCTTTCGGTGGGTTCTCGTATGCAACAGTTTTCGCTTCCAAATATTGCTCTAAGTATTACGAGCGACAATAAACGCCTACACAACACAGCGGGGCAAATGGTGCATCTAACAATAGACCCAAATGCCCCGAGGACTTGGAATTTAGCGGAAAATACGACGGTTCAGTTTAGCGACAATTTCAATTTTATTTATATCAAGGCGGACAAAATCGGTTCTAATGCAACCATAGTCGTAACCGAACAAAAAATCCTATTTGATAGCGACCCTATATTTTATTTTTTCTTGGCTGGCAATGTATCGTCAATTATTAACGGCGTTAGGCGTATCAAAACCAGTTACGGCTACACGCAAATTACACCTAGCGAAATAACCACGGGACGAATAGCCAGCCCAAACGGTAGTAACTATATAGACCTAAAACAAGACGGTATAGAAATAAATGCAAAAGTTACTTTTGCAAGTAATAGTCCTGCTATACAACAAGCGGTAGATGCGGTGAGTGTAGGTGGCAGAAATTACCTTAGGGGTTCTCAAAAAGGATACGGAATGTTCAACAACAACGGAAGAACATTGGGTTTAACACAAGGAGAGGAAAATGGAGTGAGATGGGTTTCTGGAACAAGTGTGAATAATGGTAATTTTTATATTTCTACCTATTTTCATTTACTCAATAATATAAGTGTTTTCACGGAAGACCTCACAGGGCAGGAAACTATCCAATCAATGGAAGTAAAGCCCACTCACGATATGTATATAGGTCTTAGGGGGAATAATAGAAAATTTTGTCCTGCGAATGTTTGGACGAAGATAGAAAATTCTCCATATAACAACACTCGTTTTATGGGCATATATGCGATATGGAATAATGACGGAAGTGTTCCTGCAACTGCAAAAATTTACCACAGAAATTGGAAGTTAGAAAAAGGAAATAAAGCTACTGATTGGACACCTGCTCCTGAAGATATACAATCAGATATTACAAGAGCCGAGCAACAGGCAACACAAGCCTCTAATGCTTACGCACAGGCACAGGCTAATTTAGCCAAGACGCAGGCGGAAGCGTACGCTGACGGAAAGGTTAGCCAAGAAGAACAACGGGCGATTGCAGATGCCCAGCAGAAACTGCAATTAGCTAAAGAGTATGCACAGGCACAAGACAACTTAAAGGAAACGCTAATAAAAGCCTACGCAGATGGAAAAGCTGATAAGGCTGAACAATCAGCTATTGCTGTGGCGGAAGCTAAAGCTAATTTGGCGAGGTTGCAAGCGGAGGCTCACGCAGATAGTATAGTGACCGTCGAAGAACAAGCGAGAATAAATGAAGCTAAGGCGAAGTTAGAAGAAGCTAAGGCACACGCTCAAGCGTTGGTAAATGCTCACAGAAATGAGGTTGCGAGCAAGTTTAACAATCTCGGCACAATGGCGTGGCAGAACTCTGTGGAAAAAGCAATGTTGGGCGACACGATTGTACAGGGTGGTTATATCAAAACAGAACTACTAAACGCCTCGGCTATTGTGAGTAACGGCGGAGGAGCAACAACCTCACAATTAAATAGTGCGATTAACTCGATTATTGTTGGCTGTAGGAATTATTTGAGAAATTCAAAAATAATAAACCAAACAATTACAAACACAAGTTACGAAAACATAAATATAGTCAATTACAGCGAAAATTTAAGAAATAAAGAGTTTGTGCTTAGTTTTTTTGCAAAATCTTCAAACAACGGAAATAGAGCGTATTTATCCTTTGCTACAAATAATTCAAGTCGTCAATTTTTGATAGACTTACCACCTTTAAGTACGGAATTTCAATATTTTGAGGTTAAAGGTGTTGCGCCTGATTTAGATGTGAATAATATTATTTTAGCGACAGGAAAGGGTTACAGAACACAGACAAATGGAAACAACACGATTGGAAATGTAATAACAATAACCAATATCAAATTAGAGTTAGGAAACAAAGCCACAGATTGGACGCCTGCACCAGAGGACTTAGATGCGGAATTTGCAAACCTCAATCAAGGTATCGCAAATATGCAAACAAGCCTTTCAGATGTGAAAGCGAAGACAGACAATTTCGCTTCTATACAAGGCGGTTTGATGATGGCTAATTTGATGTCGGTGGGTAGTAACCAAGCGAATCAAAACGCTTTTATTAGTGGAATAACAGACGAGGGAGCAATGAGCGTCAGGTTTGGAGCAGGTAGCAATTATGCCAATAAGCATAACGCTCCATTTAGGGTGCTAGATAATGGTAAAATGATAGCCAAAGATGCAGATATTACAGGGAGAATAACAGCCACAGGGGGGAATATAGGAGATTGGGAAATAAACGGCTCTTCTTTTAGGTCTTCTAGTATTGGAAGCAACGACTCGTGGGCTCAATATTCGAGTTACGCATTTTTTTCTCCAGAAACTTTTTTAATCAGAAAAAATGGCGAGGAGCGAGGAGAAACTAAAGAAGTGATGATGGGTATTACATCTAGTATATCCACGGGGTCAGAAGGAGCTACTGCTGCAATAAAAAGCAACATAAAAAAAACTCAATACGACTTTGACAGAGATAATGTGGCACTAAGACTAGAGGCTAAAAATGGGGTTACAAATACCGCTTTAGATATTTTGAATGGAGATATTCGTGTAGATGGTCAGACAGGCTATACAGGAAGTTGGGAGTTAAGTAGAACTGAAAAAGTGATACAAAACGATGTGTTTGGACAAGTGGTGGAGTGGGAAACTAAAAACTTAATAATAACCAAAGGAATTATCACAAACATATCAACAAATACAGGAACAATAAGAACAAGAAAATAATTTTTAAAAACAATAAAACTATGAAAACAAAACAATTACAAAAGGTAAATGAGAGCGTGGCTACCACCCTAATGGAGACTATTGGGGAAAAGCAAATTTACTACCAATATGGAACGGATTACAACAACAAAACTCCTCAATCCGTCAATTTCACAACCCAATTACAAGATGGGAAGACCTTATCGGGAACCTACTCTAAAGATGGTGGATTGTCCCTGAATGGGCAAGGCGTAAATAATGTAGAAGATTTGCAGGTAGTCAATACCGCCTTTGCCACTATCTTAGAAATAATAAACGGCTTTGAAGTTAAAGAAGAAGTTTCAGAAGAAGAAGTAAAAGATGGTGGTAGTCAATAAATATTTAGTACCGAGAGGGTACACCGCAATGGCGGTGTTTCCTTTCATCTTTCTAAAGAAGAAAAAGTATCAAAGTAACAGGTACTTGTTGAACCACGAGAGAATACATCTAAGACAGCAATTAGAGTTACTGATTTTGCCTTTTTTCGTTTGGTATGAGTTAAACTACCTATGGAACTTAATAAAGTATAAGAACCATAGACAAGCCTATCGGAACATCATATTTGAACGAGAGGCTTATGAGAATCAAAACGATTTAGAGTATTTGAAAAACCGAAAATGCTATGCTTTTTTAAAGTTATTTTAAAAAGGTTTTAAAACGCCGAGGGAGGATAGGCGATAAAAATGTCCTCCGTTTAATTTAAAATAGTTTCTCACGCTAAATTTAAAAACGAACCCGAAAGCCCTACGGAGGACAAAATGTCTTCTGCGGGCTTTCGGGTTTATTCATTTATTAGCGTGAGAGCCACAAAAGTAATCAAAAAAATAAAACTATGGAAATAAGAATCAAAACAAAATCATTAGGAAACTTAGTAATAAAGCCTATAAGTAAGGCTAAAGCTAAAGAGTTAATCATTGAACACCACTACTCCCACAAATGGAATAATGCGGTTTTTGGGCTTTATAACTTTGGTATATTCCAAGAGGGAAAGGAGTTAGAGATACAGTGTTTAGGCGTTGCTGTTTATGGCTATGTGAAAAACCAAAATGCTAAGATGTTTACACATCCAAATCCAAAAGCTATAATGTTGGAGCTAAACAGAATGTGGATTGACGACAGTTTAGGAAAGAACGCAGAAAGTTTATTGATAGCTCACAGCCTAAAAGTTATTCGAAAATTAAATAAAAATGTGGTAGCGGTGCAATCTTTTGCCGATGGGCGATTGGGTTGTGGGACAATATACAAAGCCTCAAACTTCAAGTATTATGGAAAACATCAGACCATTTTTCTAAGAAATAAACGAACGGGGTATATTACCCACCAGCAGAACCTTACAGATACTACCTGTCGTTCTATTTATGTTCGAGAGAATATCGCGTATCTATTAAACGATTTTGAGCATTTCAAAGTTGATACCTACCGATATATTTATCCTTTTTGCAAGCATTTTAAATTTAAAAAGCCCCAGAAAGAATATCCGCCGTACAACAAAGGCGAGTATCCAATTGAATGGATAAGAGACAAAGAAAAGATAAAGAAAAATCTAATCAAAATGATAGAGGAAATTTAA